CACGGATTATGCGGCCGTCGGCCAGGCGGGGCGGTTTATCAAAGATCGCCTGACGGTTAAAGAGAAAATCGACAAACTCAAGAAGTGGAAGGGAAATGGAGAGTTGCTGAAATATAGCGGGCCGATGTTTTCCAGCCTGCTCAAAACCGGATATGATATTACGGAAACCGATCTGGTGATAACGAGGCTGGGCCTCGCCAGGATGGATTCAGCGATTGAAGCTTCCATATCTTTGCAGAAAGTCATTATTGCGAAATCAATGACGAAGGAAATAAAACTTCCCCAGGCCGCGAGGAATACGCAGAACAAGGGCCAGACTGAAAAAGGAACAACGAATGTTTCGCCAAAACCGAAATCGATTCTTAGCAAGTGGAACGTAAACTGATGACGCTCGACTATCTGACATTTACCGCTGACGAGATACCCTGCAAGAAGGTATTTGATATCGACGGAGAAATTTACGGCATCGAGATTTTCTATAATGACGTCTTCGATTTTTATACCATGTATATCTACGACAATGACAATAATTTGCTTTTCAGCACGAAATTGAACTATCTCACCGACGCACTGAATGCCGTCTGCGATGGGCTGAATATAAATCGGCGTATCGTTCCGCTGAATGAAGCTGACGTATCGAAGGATTACCCGGAGATCGAACACGTCGGCTCAGATAATTTCGATGCCATGAAGGTATGTCTGATATGAACGAACCATATTACATGCGCGTCTGTTCCATGAATATCGGCGGCCGGGTGATTGAATATCCGCCGATGACGCTCGAGTTCGAGACCGAATTCTCGGCCGCTGTCGCCAGCGCGCAGACCAAGGCGAAAATATATAATCCTTCAAAGGAAACAGTAGGGGCCTGCAAGAAGACGGGTAATCAATACCCGAAAATAACGATCGATGCCGGATACCAGGCCGATCATGGCACCTGTATTGTCGGTGAGATCATTAAATATGAACTAAAGAAAGGCCCGGACGATGTGCTGGAGCTCCTGATCGGTGACCGCACTTCACTCTGGAATTCAGCCATGGTGAACCGTTCATGGCGCGGGATTGTAACGGCCCGTGATGCCATACGGCAAATACTCGGGGATTTCGGCGTGACCGCCGCGAAGGTTGACCTGGGCATGGACAAAATATATCAAAATCTTGCCTTCTGCGGTATTTCCCTTCAGTCGGCCATGGACCGGATCGCGCGGGATACGAAATCAAAATTTATTTTTAAGAACGGACAGGCCTTCTTTCTATCCGACAAAGCGAGTCAGGGCGCGGCGATATATTTAAAACCGGATAGCGGACTCATTAACGCGGGACCGACAACAATGGGCTATAAGATCAAATCATTGTTCAATTATAAAATATGGGCCGGCAGTTTGATCATTTTGAGGACCGGCGAAAGCGATATAAATTGCAAGGCCATTAAGGGAAAGCACCAATTTTCAACCGCAGGAGCGGCCGTGACGGAAATTGAGGTTATCAAGATATGACATATGCACTGGTCGAATTCATTACAGGATTCATAAATAAATTCAACCGAGAAATGATCATCGGATGCATTGGGCGAATTGAGTCACATGATACTCAAAAAATGCGCGCTGATGTTAAACCGTTATTGCAATATACCACATCGGGAAAATCAACCTCACAAGATTATAAGATTTTACCTGATATTCCTGTTTTGTTTTTGTATGCGGGCGGTTTTTATATCCGACCTGAATATAAAAAAGGAGACCTGGTCTGGGTGACATTCGCCACGCATGAGATACGACAGGGCTTGAATGGTCGACCGGATTCGACAAGCGGCCGGCTGTTTTCCATGGAAAATGCTGCGGTCGAACATGGCATAGCAAAAACGGGATGGACCGCGCCATCGGAATTTTCCGAGTCGGGACTCTTGCTGGGTCATGAAGACGGCGACCTCTATTTTCAAATAACGAAAGATAAAGTCAAAGTCAAGGGCGACTTTGAGATAGACGGTGATCTGAAGACAACGGGGAAGATTGAAACAGACGATGATATAGCGGCAAAAGGCAAGATCGAGGCTGACCAGGAGGTTAGCGCCATGAAAGCGACAGCGGGAGTAAATCTATCAACTCATATACACCCTTATGTGGATACTCCCGCCGGATCATCCAATACGTCTTCACCGACCCCGGGAACATAATATGAAGACATTCCAATTGATAGATGGTGACCGGGTAATATCCGGTGGGCGGTTTGTTGAGCTGAACGGCGCAGCAGCATGCCGGCAGCGGATAGAGCTTTCGCTCCGACTAGACCTGGCATCATGGTTCCTGAATCCGGATGCCGGAATTGATTGGTGGGGAATCTATGATGCGAAATATGTTTCAGACAGGCTTATCCGATCTGAGATTGAGCGGGTCCTTCTCGCTGATGAGGAAGTGACCGCGATTGAGAGCCTGGATATTTCATTCGATAACAATCAAAGAAAAGTAACGATCACATTCAAGGTCGCCACTATTTACGGCACGGTTTCGGGGGCAGTATGAGTTATGGCATAACACCACAGGGATTCGTCAGAAAGCCTTATTCTGTGATATTAAAGGAGCTTCAGGATCAGGCGCGTCTGGGAGAATATTTCGGACCTGATATCGATCTATCGGATGCGAGTCCTGTTGGAATAGAAATAAAACTGAAGGCATGGGCGCTGGACCGTCAATGGGCTTTGGCCGAATCAGTCTATTATTCGCTCTGGATCGATACGGCTGAAGGCGTGTCACTTGATCGTGTTGCCGGTCTAGGTCTCGTGGAACGCAATCCGGCGCGACATTCTCTGGTGGAGCTCGAATTTTCCGGGGATCCCGCTGCCTTGGTGCCAATCGGCTCCCAGGCGGAGACGGCACAGAATATCGTATTTGAAACTATAGAAGAAGGCGTTCTTGATGGTGAAGGCACCGTCACCGTCTGGGCGCGGTGCACTCAAACCGGAACAATCGGCAATGTGCCCCATGATTCCATAACATCGATCAAAGAACCCATACCGAATGTCGATGCGGTCAATAATCCGAATGATGCTTCCGGCGGCCGTCCGATTGAATCAGATCCGGATCTGCGCGCTGCTTATGAAGATCTTCCCGTTTCCACCGGCTCATCGGTCGATGCGGTATTCAGGGCTCTTATGGCGATCGCTGGAGTCACCAATGCCCGCGTCATTGAAAATAAAAGCAATATTGAGGACGAGAACGGACTCCCTCCCCGATCGATATGTGCTGTCGTGAGTGGCGGGCTTGATGCAGATATTGCAGAAGCAATCTTTCCCAAGGTATCGGCCGGAATTGAGACATATGGAGCTGAGGCTATAGAAATATTGGATGAACAAGAATTTACCCATGAAATTCATTTTGCTCGTCCGACCTCTGCAAGCGTTTATGTTATCTATAATATCGTGACAAATTCGGAATGGTCGGATGATAACATCACGGAAATGAAGCGTAATGCGGTCAAATATATTGGCGGTATAGATGATCAATCGGTTGAATATTCCGGCATCGGGAGTGGGAGCTCTCTTATTGCATGGAAGTTAAATGCAGTTCAGGCGGGGATCGCGGGAATCGATGAAATTGAGGTTTTATTCGGCAGAACGGCGAATCCGACAGGAAACGATAAAATAGATTTTCTTATCCAGGAGCTGCCCCGCACAGCCATGGCAAATATAACGGTGAATGTACCATGAGCGCTGTCGATTATATAGAATTGCTTCCGAATTCGATCCTTAAATTCGGAACCGGATCGAACAACAGAAAGCTGTGGACGTTATTCGCAAACCAGATTGATGAGATCGACCAGATGTTTGAAGACATGCTTTTATTGCGCGATATTTCATCTCAATCCGGTGCGATACTTGATCTCATCGGAAAGATTCTTCATGAAAAGCGTAATGGCAAGACTGATGTGAGTTACAGAATATATCTGACAATCGCGATCATGAAGATGCTTTCGAATGGATCGATTCCCATTTTGAATAATATATTCAGGGCGGTTCTCGAGGATGATTTTATCGGGATCCGAAATTTGTATCCATCCCAAGAAAGTCAATCATGGGGAAGCGATACGGAATATCAATTCTGGCTGGATGGCACATGGTATCTGGATGGAATATATATGCTGGCGGGTAACGTTTTTCAGCCGGCGTTTTTTGAAGTACGAATAAACGCCGGAACATCTGAAACGCTCAAAACGTATTTAAAAGAAATTATCACGCACATAAAAGGCGGCGGTATATCATACAGGTTTATAGAGGTATAATATGGTATTTAACGAAAGCAAAACAAGAACATGGCTTAGCGGAAGCACTCCCGTCGACGGGACTCCTGCATTGGGAGAACTTTTCGATGCCGAATTTAACAGATTATATGATAATGATATATATCTAAAAAACCAAGCAGAAAATCTTCGCGGTTTGATTACTGGCAGTCTGCAATATCGAGACAGCAGCCACGCTCCATATATTTTCCCCGGCAGTTATGAGATCAGCGGAAAGGGGGTGAATATAACGGCGCTGATCGATAGTGGTGCCAATGGATATATAGGCGACCAGACGCCCCGTGCGAACTACTGGTATCTGGCAATGCTGAATAGTGCCGGAGCCGTTAAACTGCAAATTGCTTGTGGTGCACGTGTAGGAAGTACGACATATACAATCAACTCGATTTCCGGCAGTACCATTAACATCGCCGAAACCGTAAGCGGTTTGTCGGC